AGAGTCCAGGAGCATTGACCACGCTCCAGTCCCACGAGCCTTTGCCGAACATGCTGCTTGCGGATTTGCCAGAATTTTTGAGGATGTCGCCGAACGCCTTGCGCTGCGACTCGACGAGCTTGATATTGCCCTCGCGAACCTGCTCACGCTCCTTCTCGGCAGCTTGGATCGCCGCCATGCGGATCGCGCGCTTGTTCTTGTCCTCTTCAGCAATGAATTGACCCACTGCACCCGGAACCTCCGAGGCAACGGTCGCAAGACGGCTCAGTGTTGAACCGCGCAAAGGACGGCCCTGCGCATCGACGTTGCCGGCAAGCTGTAAGCCCTTCTGGCCGAGCATTAACAGCAACTGCGCCTGACGGGATTCTTTGTCCTCGCCAAGCAGATCGCGATACATCTGTTCGCGCTCCATCGTTGTTGCCTTAAGGTCAGGCATCGCAGAGGTCGGCTGCGTCAGCATCTTGGAGTAGCCCGTCCTGGCATACTCAAGAAGCTCTGGTGGCAGACGCATACCGAGGGAGGAAGTGTCCTCATCGTATGGGGTCACGCCTTCCTCATCGGACCCGTCCTGAAAACGTTGAACGTACCCACCATCCTTCATCTGGATCGGCGGCATGCCTTCCGGCGGGATCGGCTGACCATCAGGCCCCATCATCGGGCCAGGAGCCATACCGCCTCCGGGAGCAGGACCGGCGGCGGCAAGAAGCGCGGCCATATCGCCGGGTGGCGGCGCGGCTGCGCCAGGAGGAAGTGGCGGAGCGCCAGGAGGCGGAGCTCCCATGGCAGCTCCCGGAGGCGGCGGCATTGGAGGCTGTGGCCCTTGGGCCATGGGCTGTGATTGCGGCAACGCGCCAAGCCCAGCGCCTTGCGCCAGCACCGGCTGGAGCATCGCAAGCACAGAGTCGGGGGTCTCGGCAGCGGCCGGGTAGCCCACGAGGTCAGCCAATTCTTCGCGACGCGCATCGACGGAGCGCATGTCGCCACGGAGATTGTTCATGAGGATCTCAGGCGAATTGGGACGGCGATCGAGGACCTTAGCAGCCGAGTTTTCCTCGTCCGCATCCTCCTCTTCCTCCATCTCGTCTTCCATCTCCACGGCATCGTCTGCCTCGTCGAGGAAGCCCTGCATGATGCCGACGTTTTCCACGTCGTCCAACATTTCTCTTGCCTTTGCCATATCGACCCCTTAGAAAAGTCCGGCTTTCTTGGCACCCGCCAAGGTGCCTACTGCGCCAAGTCCAATGCCTACGGCTTGTTGGAACGGGCTTGCTGACGGAACACTGGAGACCTGCGTCGACATCTGCGTCGACGGTGCGCCGCGATAAACGTCGGACAAAAATCCAACCTGCTGGTACGGAGCATAGATCTGCTGAAGCTGCGTTGCACGCTGCGCATCGATGCCCTGCTGCGCCAGTGCTTGTTGCGACTGACCAACGTTGTAGAGGAAGTTGATGTCGCCTTGGTTCATGGCCTGCGCCGTCTGGCCCAAAGCCGCCTGTTGTACGCCAAGTTGGCCAAGCTGACCGCCCAACGCGCCAAGGCCCTGGGCCATGTTTTGGCCGATGCCGAACTGCTGGCCGGCCAACGCGCCGATGCCTTGTCCAAGGTTTTGATACGTGCCGGCCTGCTGGCCGTAAATGCCAGCAGCAGTCTGTGCGATCTGGCCACGCTGTCCCGCTTGCGCCGCCAAAAGATTGGCGATGTTCTGCTGCATGTTGGCTTCTTGGCCAGCAAGCGCACCCGTTTGCGAAGCGAGGTTGCCGTAGTTTTGAGCGGCCTGTTGATAGAGTCCCGACGCCGATTGGCCAAGCTGTGCCTGCTGCACGCCTAACTGACCAAGGCCTTGGCCTGCGGCGACTTGGTTCTGCGCGAGATTGCCGTAAAGCCCTGCTGCGGCCTGTCCTAGCTGCGCCTGTTGCGCGGCCTGCTGACCGACCGTTTGACCGGCCTGCATACGACGCTGTTGCTGCTGCTCGAACGAGGCCATCGCATTGGCCTGCGCTTGGTTATAGCCCTGGTTCAAAAGATTGGCGATCGTGCCTGCCTTCTGCTCCATCAAACCGCGCTCAAGCTCGGCACGCTGCACGCCTTCGCGCTCGCCACCGAACGCACCAGAGCGAACGGCCTGCGCCGAAAGCCCCTGCTGGGCGATCTGGCCCTGCCGGTTGATCTGACGCATCGTCTCGTCGATCACCGACTGTTGATACGGGTTCATGAAGGCAGCGGTCTCTTGGCCAGGCTGGAAGCCGCCGATACCCGCACCTAAAAGCCCCTGTGAGCCAGCGAAGTCCGCACCGGCAGCGCCAAGCGCAAGCTGTTGCGCACCAGTCAGTCCCGCAAAGCCCTGTCCGATCGCGGCCGTGGCCGGTTGCAGGTCGGCTTGCGACGAAAGCGCCGCCATGTTCTGAGCCGTGGCCAACGCGCCGAGGCCCGTCTCTACGTCTTGGTACGCACCGCCGAGACGGCCAGAAACGTCCGACATCCCAGCACGGCGAGCCGCTTCGTCAAGGTACCCAAGGCCAACGCCAAGTTGGCCAACGCCAGAGGTGATGCCCTGTCCGGCCAGAGCGGCATTGCGCATGGCCTGCTGTGCATCGGTGAACTGAGCTCGGGTGTCCGCACCACGAAGAACGTCGGCAGCTTCGGCAGTGGTCTGCATGCCAGCGCCAACGCCTTGGTTGGCTGCCTGTATATACGGCATGTAAGAGCCAACGCCCTGTGCCTCGGCGGCACGCATCGCGGCCAACTGAGCAGGCGAGAAGCCAGCGACTTGATAGGCCGGAAGCTGCTGCGCGAGCGGGGTTGTCGTACCGATAACGTTGCCGGCTGCGTCGCGCTTGACGTTAAACGCCAAGTCCCGCGCCTGTTTCAACAGGTCAAGTTTATAGGCCTCGATCTCAGGAGCTTCACGTACGATTCCTTGTTGAACGTCACTTGCGGTAGCTGACATATTTTATTACCCCTTCACCGGTCCGCCTTCGAGCTTTTTCATCAAGGCGTACATGCGTTTTGCGCCTTTGCGGCGGCTACCGCCTCCGGCATTGCGAACGGCTTTAGCCGTAAATACGAACTCACCATCCGACAACATCGCCGGAATCGAGTCAGAAGTGCCCGTTCCAGGACCGTTGATTGGGCCTGTTTTACGGGGGAAATGCGTTGGTTTCGGATCGCCACCCTTTGCGTATCCCGGCACGGGATAGGTCGGCTGTTGCACGGGGGCCGACAGGTCAGGGACGCCATAAAGTCCTGCCACATTGTATGGCTGCGGGACGCCGGTGGGCATCATCGTAGCACCACGCGGCGTGTATATCGGGATCTGTGATCCGGGGGCCATGCTTGGTGATTGCGTGCGCACGAACGGATCGTACGATTGCGGCATGCCCTCAACGCGACCCAATGTACCGCCGAAGAGGTTCGGGTTATCGCGGATGTAGTCCGCGCCAGTGTAATTACGATTAAAGAGCGGATTTTCGTTTGCTGGAGTGGCTTTAAACCCACCCGTCAATGCGCCAACGCCCACTGTAGTGAGCGCGGCAGGGACAAACTTACCAAGCTCTGTTTTGGCGTACGGATTGACGAGGAACGCGTCCTTAAACGTCTGGAACGACGGCATGTTGGCAAATTCGTTCAACCGGCCCGTGAATGTTTGGGCAGGGTTAACGGGCGCACCTGTAGCCGCATCCACCGGATAGTCATCAGGGAGTTTGCTGAAGGGGTTTAGGCGATCTAAGAAGCTCTTGCCGGCCACCTCGCCAGAGGCAGCGGTGCCCACGGCTCCCGGAGCAGTCGTCGCAACCTGCTCCGGAGCGGCAACGTAGTCACTCGGTGGCAGTTCGCCAATGCCGCGTTGGATAGGAGCTTGTTGACCCGGAGCCGCTTGTGTTGGTCCTTGGCCCGTGGCGCTTTCAACAGGAGTCTGCTCTGGCTTGTACGTGAGCCCCGTCATGACGCCTTGCTGGAGGCCCATGCCCAACGCCTCTTCGGTGCTCATGCCCGAAGCCTTGCCGATCGCCGCGCTCGTCAAGCCAGAGCCAATGCCCTGCGCGAGCTTGCCGCCCTCGGTGACGCCGGGGATGCGGCTTGCAAGCTTCGCAATGCTGGAGACAGGGTTCACGCCCCCGATCGTGCCGCCGGCACCGAAGTAACTCGTCGCGGCGTTGATCAGGAGGTTCTTGGCGTTGAGTTTCTCGCCGGCCATGGCGCTGACAGCAGCAGACGACGCCACCGAAGCGGTGGCCGTAGCGGCAGCGGTCGACATACCAATAGACGCGGCTGCTGGGCCGAGGACCGTGGCCAATGCAACAGTGGCAATGACGCGGACGATTGGGTTCTTAAGGAGGCTCTTAACCGCCTTTTTGACCTTCTTGAAGATCTTCTTGAGGAAGAATTCAGGCAATCCCGTGCGGGGATTGATGGTGCCAGATCCGCCCATTGCCTTGAGCAGACGGGCTTCGGCCGGCGTGATGTGCGCCAGCATCGTGTCGCCATTGCGGCCCTGTGAGGCCAGATACGAGGCAACATCGGCCAGACCGCCTTCGGCCATGGGCATTGGTCCGAGGTTCTCGACCTCTGGTGCCATCTGCATGGGCGCTTGAGCGCCAGCCGAACGCATGTCACGGTACTCGTTGAGCACCATGATCGCCATGCCGAGATACTCCGGATCGTACGCCGGCGGCAGATCGTCATCGTCCATCATGCCCGAATCGATCAGGCGCTGACGGAGCTGCGGGTACTCGTCGGGGTTCTGCGACATGTACTCGAGGACATCGAGCAGTGCAGCAACTTCACTCGCGCTTAGGTCGAGGTCCCCGATGGCGTCTTGAACAGCGCGCTTAACGTCTGAGACCTGGCCCGGACCGTTTTGCGACAGGCCTAAACCAGAAAGAGCAGCGTCGTAGGAGTCCGCGCTGGATACCACAGGCTGCTGGGGAGGAGCCGGATTTTGCATGGCTTGCCCCGGAGGCAGGCCCATGATGCCTTCATCTTCCATAGGTGTCCTTTCCGGTTTGTGCCAAAGACCCAACAAGGGGTCGCGCGCCGGGAAAGGACGCGGATATGGCGGGGATTATGAGCCAAGTTGTCAAGCGTTGTCCACTTGTCACGAGCGGTCAGTCTCCAAGTAGGACAGGTAAAAAGTAACGGCGGCTATGCTCGATTCGATCTGAATCGAATCCCCTGCCTCAAGCACACAAGGGATGCCGTTAAACACGTCAAACGTGCAGTTCACCGAAAGCGATCGAGACTTCTGTAGGTAATAGGTTGTGCCAGTCCCAATGTGAGTCACCGTGATTGCGGCCACCCCGGTCCCGGCGTTAGTAACCCGCAAAGAACGAACGATCGTCGCATTAGCCGCCGGAACGGTATATAGCGTCGCGGGGGTTGCGGCGGTTGGGATACTGGCTTTTCTAAAATACTTGTTGGCCATGGCTCACCCCTACTGCGTCAGATCCCAAAACGCGATGGTTCCGTAACACTCGCCCTGTGGGGTTGCTGAGTCCACCGTACGAATAGCCAGCGTTAACACGTCGCTTGCTCCGGCCAAGGACACGCCTAATTGCAACGCCCAGTTGTATCCGGAAGGATCAACGAGAGGCTGAATTCCGCCTGAGCCACTCGAGGTTACGTAGTCCGTTTGAACCAGAGTTCCTCCTGTCATGGCCGTGGCAGATGTGTCCATTTCTACGTTGGCATCTGTGTCAACAGCCGCCCATGAGGCTCCAGTCAATGTGCTGTTAAAAAAGAGCGCCACTTCGTAGGACTGGCTTGCAATAGGCAGCACCTGCATACGGCCCGGTACCACAACGGCTCCCAGCGCGGTTGAGGCCAGACGAATAGAGACAATGGGCTTAAAGGTCAGTTGGATGTTTGATAACTTAGTTGTGCGACGCGCCAAATGACTTGGTGAATATTGCTCGTATCCGCCTTCCGACATAACGCTTGAGCAGATCTGCTTCATGCTCGCCGTTGTGGCGTTAGACAGGTTCTTGAGCTCATAACGCACCGGCAGAATGGCGGTGGTCATGTAGGTCGTCGTCTTGTCGTTAGCGTTATCGAACGTATGGCAGACGATGTATTGGCCGTTGATCACGAACCCAGTGCGGACAGAACCAACACCGAGCCACTCAAAGTCGCACCAAAAAATCTGTGTTTTGGACACATCGAGCGTGATACCGGACGGGCCAGTGCCGTCTAACTTATCGCCATTCCAGTTAGCCTGGGTAATCGTACGAGCATCGCTCGGCGTGCCTGGCGTCGGGATGGAATTAGATCGCAACACCATCGACTTTGTAGTGCCGTCAACTTGGAAAAACACGCCATTTTGGGTGTTAAAGTAACCGACTCTCTGACGAATATTCGCCGTCGGCGTATTCATGGCAAACGTGGCAAGCACCAACAGCCCCTTGCCGGGCTGGTAAGACATAGAACGAAACGACTGCCGTACCACCTCTGAGTTGGTGGTGCTATCTACCGACATCAGAAGAGCAGACTCATTGGTTAGGTACGACGTTGAAGCACCGTTCACAGTGCTTGTGTCGAACTGGTTGTCGGCCGCGAACCGCTGCTGTGAGTCAAAAAGAGTGTATGGCTGACTGACACGCAACCGACCGAAGGCGTCTAGGTTCGTTCCACCAAGTGAAACAGGGACCGGTGTTCCGCTCATGTCTGTAAATCCTCCACCATCGCCATACCAGGCATAGGCTGAATCTTTGTCTTCGGTAACGGCTGGCGAATAGGTGTTATTAAGCTGAAAAATGACCTGTTCGAGCGAACGCACGAGCTGGTCGAACGACTCCGCGCTGTATTGAACCGGCGCGGCGTTCGGCAGACGTACGTTAGTGATCTTGCTCATCGCAAGCCGTCCGGCTGGATATCAACGCGCATGGTGCCGAAGCGCCAGTTTGTGCCTACGGCATCGCTCTCGATCTGCAAACTAATCTGCCGTCCACGCGCCCGAGTGTCGACTTTATCCGTCGTAGGAGTGATCACATAAGGATCCAAAGAGCTCGGGACAGCAGAAGATTGCGGATAGGGGCGCAATAGCAATCGGACCGTGAGGTCTCCTACCTGATTCTTAAAGTCTGGGATAAATCGGCGCATGTACAGCATCTGATCGCCGTCGCCGATGTCAAAGTAACCCGATTTAATGTACGCCAGGATCGCTGATCCGTTGGCATTGACGCCATCTTCTTGGTTGTACAAAACGGCTCTGCCGGCAGTCAGGCCGTAGATCGTCGAAATGGTCGCCGCAGTGCTTGTGGGGTCGTAATCCGAAGCAATTGGCTTGGCGTACACGCCAAGATCCTGCCACGCAGTGCGAGCCATAGTGCCCACGGACCACACGTTCTCAAGGTAGTTGTACGTCACAAAGCGGTTGATGAAATTGCTGTTAGCAGTGCAATACCACCACGTTACTTCGTTGAACTGGGTGTTAATGCCAACATGCACCTTTTGAGACTGAACCGTGTTCAAGTCCTTAAACACGTAGTCCTGCACGCTACACGGTAACTTCTTAACAGTACCGTCGAACACGAAGAACGCGTCCTTGCTCATCCAATACGCCACGCCGTTCACGTCGGCAGAGGCATGGGGGCCGATCAGGCCGCAGTTAGCCCCCAACTGCTGGAAGCCAAAGGTATACGGGGGACCGACGTACTGCATACCGTGCAGCGACGTGTCCGTCCAGATCAGGATCTGACCACGTGAACGCAGCGCAGAGATGATCTCGTTACCGTCCGTGAGCCGTTGTCCACCGGCCGTGTTCGTAGCGGTAGCGACAAAGGTGTTGATGTCCTCTTGGTTAGAAAACCGCACAAACATCGGATCCTGTGTTGCAGGAGTTCCGATAGTGCCTTCCGTTCCAAAGCAGACAAGATGGCGATCGGGAGTCGACACCAGAGCGTAATTGCTCTTGGTCGGAGCGCCACTAATGGCCGTAGCACGAGTGGTCAGATTGAGCGGATCGGGATCCCATTGATAGATCCCGCCATTGACGAGCTGCATGATGAGCTTCTCGCCAAAGCTGTCGAACTGCCACACTCGCGAGTACAACGCGATGCCGACACCAGAGGTACGTGGCGTGCCCCACGTGCCAAGGCCCCAGGCACCGACACCCCAGCCGTAGTCGAAATAGCTGATATCCGAACCGACGTTGATCTGATAGGCCGCAGTCGCACTACCAGCACCGCTTACGGTTGATGTAGCCGGGGTTGGGACAGTAATTTGGTAACTGTTGGGGTTAATGACCTGTCCTACCTCAAACTCGTTGTTCAAGGTCGCATTGGTCACGCCACCGGGGTTTCCCGTGGCGCTACTAAAGGTCACAAAGTCGCCTTCGATGGCCCCGTGGGCGACGTCGTTGACTACGACGGTCGTACTGCCGTTGGTTGTACTAAAGGTAACCGTACCAGTGTCTCGAATCGGGGTGATATCGCCCCAACTACCGCCGTACGAGATATAAACCTTCTTCGAAGTGCCCACCACGAGGTACGGAGCGCCGTCCAGGCTGTTCCACGAGAACACTTCACTTGGCATACCGACCAAGTAGGTCAACGAACCGCCAAACGCGGTCCATCCGCCGATCTTTTCAGGCAGGCCATACCGAAAACGGATGTAATCGCTGTCGATCCACCCGCCTTCTGCGCCGTACTCGGTGTTTTGCTTGTCTACACCGGGCTTGAGAAAGAGTCTGAAGTATGCCATGACCGCATGTTACTTGATTGGGCCGCCGACGAGCCACGCGTCACACGTCCGGTCGCCAGCGCACTTGAAGTGAAAGAGCTCGCAGTAGCCCAAATTGGCTGCCGCGACCACATCCGGGGCATAGTTTTCGTGTTCCTCGCTGGGGTCTTCGATGCCGTTCTCGATACAGGTCAGCATCTTCGGGGTTTGGATGAACGCGGCGCAGTTGCCACAGCGTGCCTTCTTGGCTTCCCGCACTGTGGTCGACCAGAGTTCGGCCTTCTTGTCCCAAAACGCACGCGACTCGGCCTCTGGGTTCAGCGGACCGTACCCATACTCCTTGATCGCATTGTTTCGGTTCTTGAGATTGATGTGGATGTCCATCGTCGCTTCCGGGCAGCCCTTCTGGCCGCGCTCGTACGACTTGCGGATCTCCTGCCCAATCGCATCCTTCTTAACGCTGGCCATGACTCACCTGTACTGCGCTGTCTTGCGAGCAATCGACTTCGGCTGCTTTACGAATTGCTTCCCTTTAGCTTTGCCACGGCGCTTCGCAGCCGTTGTACGAGCGTATTCTTGAGGGCTGAGACTCTTGATCGCAGCTTCTGGAAGGTATCGCTCACCAGTTTTGCTAGACGGTTTACCACTTTTTGTCCTCCACTTTTGAGCGGTCCAGTTCCTCAGTGACTGTTGCGGGGCCTTCATCGCTTGGCCTGCACAACGTCATCGCCCTTGGTCACAGTCACGTGGTCGCCTTCGACATCCACGCGCATGGGCTGTTCTTTACGATCGAGCTTGTCGAGCTTCGCGATCAAATCCTTGATCACGCCAAACTCAGGCTTCTCTTCCTTCTCGCTGGCACCAGCGATGCTGGCCAGCATTGAGATAAGAGCCGTGAGCGACGCGCCAAGAAGGCCCATCACCGCAGCGATCTTCTCCCCGTCAAGCGCAAGGCTCGACAGCACACCGATCACGACAATCGCCGTGATGTACTTCAAGCCGTCCTTGCCGATGGCCTTTCCGGCCACTTCCTTGGCAGACGACTTGGCTTCAAGCCGATTCAGTTCGGCTTGGACCTGTGCCTTGAACAATTCGAGATCAGTCCCGGTATCCACCGCCCTTCTCCTTGTACTTCTTCGCTAATAGCTGTGCCTTGCGCGCGGACCACTGGCCTGCTTTGGTGCCCTGAACCGCACGCGCCTTGATAGATTCGAACAACTGCTTACGCATGCTCGGCTTCGAGTAGTTGCCGGCAGCGTTCACTTTGCTCTTGGCCTTCTTCATCGCAACGTCGCTCCCGTGGCAGCAGGGATCGTTGTGACCTGAATGGACACATGCTGCTTCAGGTTCAGCGGCTGCCCACAGTCGGAACACGTGTCGGCGCTGAGTTCTGCCTCATCCAGATCGTACCCGCAGGACCCGCAGTAGACTTCTACGGTGTGCGCAGGCTCGACCAGTCCAAGGTCCGTGGTCCGTGGTTCAAGGGTAACTTTCATTGATGCACTCCTGATAGGTACATGGCGCGCTCATCATTGCGCCGTTTGACCAACCCAGGTAGCACACGACCACCAGCCTTGGTCCATTTCAAAAACTCATCAGCGGCCTCTTCGAGATCACCTCGGTTCGTCTTCATCCGAAGGGAAGAGCGTTGGAGATTGCCGAGGCCCACGTTGAAGGCAAAACTAACGAGACTATCGAAGATTCCTTGACGGCCAACAGCAGCAGGGCAAAGTCGAACCACGCCACGCTCAAACCGACGAAGGTCTTCAGCAAGTATCCGGTCCACCTCGTCCATCGTGAGAGTGCGATCCCACCCTGCGGGTATCGGTAAATGGCGACGTTCCTCATACTTCACCGCAGTGTGAGTCGGCTCGATGACATGTCCAACGCCCACGGTCCACAACAAGGCCGGACACCGATAAGGGCGCGTTCTGACGCCCTCATGATGTTTGATCATCTCAATGGCGGCCTTGGAGACTTTCACTTCTTACCGAATGCCTGCGTTCCAAACCAGAAGGCGATGATCGAGGACAGGATCAGCATCTCGTCCTCAGAGAACACCTCCGCCATGGCAGCCGCAAACGGTACGCCCGTGTTATAGGCGTACCAGACTCCGGCGATGTTGATAGCGACCAGTTCCAGAACAAAGATGTAAGTCACAACCGGACGCACCGAAGCGCGCAGGTTGATCATCCACTGGCTTGCGCCTTTGCCGATCTCCATGTCGTGCTGGTACAGCGCCACACGCTCTTCGGCTGCGGTCTGCGTTTGGATCTGCTCTAGCTTGATCTCCTCCACGCGCGCCTGCGCGAGAAAGCCCCGCTCGGCCAAAGCGAGCTCACGCTCCTTTTGCGCTGCCACAAGGGCCAACTCATGCTTCTTGTCCTGCCGATCTTGGAAGATCTGAAGGATCTTTGGCAGTCCGCCTGCGAGGAAGGACAGGAAAGTACTGACCATTGTCATCATGGGTGCGTCCTCTTGTACTCATCGAACTCGGCCTTGAGCTCTTGGATAGCCTTGATCAACGGGGCAATCATCTCTTCATAGCCCAGCGACAAGACATCCTCTCCGCCCTTGACCTTGTGATCCTGATAGCCGCCAAAGTCGATGCCCATCGCGTCCATCGTAGCTTTGACTTCTTGCGCAACCAGGCCCTGGTGGAAACGATTACGCTTGTGCGTGCCGTCATGCTGCAGGTTGCTAAACTTATTGGCCTCGATCCACGCATCAAGGACGTCCTTCGGAGCATCCGGCGGCGGACGCGGAGTGCGGTAATCCTCGCGCATGTCCCATCTAAATTTACGGGGACGAAGAGCAAGGACAAAGTTCAACCCAAGATCCGTGTCTTGGATGTCCGTCTTGTCTCGTGCGTCCGAGCGATCCTGCACTGACCCATATACGTAGGTCGTTACTGACGAGTTGCCTAACTGAAGCTGATCACCTCCGGTGATCTGCGAGCTATATCCGATGCACGTGGAGTTGTTGTATGCGCCGCCTCCCGCATATGCCCCGGATCCAATAGCCGTATTAAAACTTCCAGTGCTGATCTGAATTCCAGCCCATTTGCCAAGACAAGTGTTGTCGCTAGAGGATGACGCCTGATCACCAGCGCCATAACCAACAAACGTATTGTCTTCTCCGCTAGTAACAGCGGTACCTGCGTCGACACCGACAAAAGTGTTCTGCCTGCCGGTCGTCATGCTGTCGCCAGCGGTCGCGCCGATAGCGAGGTTGCTTGTGCCGGTGCCTGTTCCCTTGCCGATCGTAACGCCATTGACTGAAACGTTAGCGGTCGTCGTTAACACGCCGCCATCGGTGATGGTGACGCCGGAGTTTTGAATAAGCTTTCCAGTTGTTCCGTCAAAACGAGCAATAGCGTTATCCGTTGCCGAGCCGGGACCCGCAACATCTCCAGTGCCAGCGGCGGAGATCGTGATTGAGCCAGCGCCATTGGTAATAGTGATGCCTGTGCCTGCGGTCAACGTCGCCTTGTTCAGCGTATTGCCGGTCGTGTTACCGATCAGCAACTGACCGTTGGTATAGCTCGTTTGGCCCGTACCGCCGTTGGTCACGGCCAACGTTCCGGTGACGCCCGTCGAGAGCGGCAAGCCCGTCGCATTGGTCAGCGTTGCCGCAGACGGCGTGCCGAGATTTGGAGTCGTCAAAGCAGGGGACGTGGAAAGCACCACGCTGCCAGAACCAGTGCTGCTCGTAACGCCAGTACCACCATTGGCAACAGGTAGCGTGCCCGTCACGCCCGTGGTCAACGGCAATCCAGTGGCGTTCGTCAGAGTCGCCGCAGACGGAGTGCCGAGGTTCGGAGTCGTGAGCGCGGGAGACGTAGAAAGCACCACGCTTCCTGATCCGGTGCTGCTCGTAACTCCCGTGCCGCCATTGGCTACCGGCAGTGTACCGGTGACACCCGTAGTAAGAGGCAGCCCCGTCGCGTTCGTGAGCGTCAAAGCCGACGGCGTGCCTAGATTCGGCGTTGTCAGTGTCGGCGAAGTCGAGAGAACGACGTTGCCCGTACCGGTGCTCGTCGTGACGCCTGTACCGCCGTCTGTCACCGCAACCGGCGTCGTGGGATAGCTCGTCGCAAGCTCCACGTCCGTGCCGTCACAGACCAGAATGACTTTCTTGCCATTGGCCACAGAAACACCCGTCTGGCCCGACACCTTGACGGTGACCTGCCCAGAAGCGGTGTTGTTGTAGATGAAGTACAGCTTTCTCTTGGCCGGAACAATCAGGTTTGTGGCCGCACCGCCCGTGCCCGTGAGCTCGATGTACATGTTTCGAGCAACGCCAGTCGAACCATCCGGGATGGTGATCGTCGTGTCCGTTCCCGTGGCAACCGCCTGCGTGACGTAGCCCGATACGGCCTGCTCCAGCAGCGTTCCGAGGTTACTATTGGTAATGTCGCCCCAAGTGTCGGACTTCTCGCCCGTCACCATGAGCTCCAGGCCAAGGTTTGTGCTGTAACTACTAGGCATTTCTCGATCCTCTATGCCGCTATCGGCGTCCAAATATTCGGTTGCGAATCATCCACGGGCGTCCAAATACCGCCCTGCGCGTCATCGACCACGGTCCACGGGCCGGTCGGGCCAGGGATAATATTACTCCAAACAGTGACCTGTCCGACCTGTCCGACCGCTTGTACGCCAGTTACGAAGACGTCGGCGTTTGCAGCGACGGCCACCGCACCCACGGCACCGGTAGCCGAAACCCCGGTGACGAAGACGTTGGTGACAACTTCGACGTCGACGGTGCCGACTTCGCCGGTGGCCTGAACCCCAGTCAGAAGAACATTCGCCGTTCCTGTAACAGCAGCAGCCCCGACCTGTCCCGTTGCAGATACGCCGGTAACTAGTACGTTGGTGCCTGCCGTAACAACAACCGAGCCGACTTCGCCACTGGCGAAGACCCCGGTGACGAAGACATCCGCATTGGCGGCGACGGCAGCAACGCCAACCTGTCCAGTGGCTTGAACCCCGGTAACGAAGACCTCGACCGACGGAAGCACCGTAACAGAGCCAACTTCGCCGGTGGCCACAACGCCGGTGACAAGGACGTTGGCGTCGCCCGTAACCGCTGCAACGCCAACCTGACCTGTTGCAAAGACTCCGGTGACAAGAACATCTGCGTTTGCTGCAACGACGACGGTGCCAACCTGTCCCGTAGCCGACAGCCCGGTGACAGGGACCTCTGCTCCCGCCGCCACAGCGACGGTGCCGACCTCTCCGGTACCGAACACCCCCGTAACAAGAACGTTCGCGGTACCGGTGACGGCAGCGGTGCCGACCTCTCCAGTTCCGAAGACACCGGTAACAAACACGTCGGTTGACGCGTTAACGGCGACCGATCCGACCTCGCCAGTGGCAAAAACTCCGGTGACCGATACGTTAGCCGCGCCAGCGACAGCTACGGTACCAACTTGCCCCGTTGCCTGAACGCCAGTAAGCGTGACGTTTGCGGATCCTGTGACCGCAGCCGCGCCCACCTGGCCGGTAGCTTGTACCCCAGTGAGGCTGACAGCAACGTCGACTGCCCCTGCGGATGCAAAGGGAGCCGATGCAAATGGGGTAAAGCCGAGCATTCGCTAGTATTCCTTACCTAGTGTCCTCTTCGCAAACTCGTAGTCGGCAGCGTAATAGTCGCGGACAAACTCGATGACTTCTGGAGTAGCTTCTGCGACCCCTCGACCAGCATTAATGTGCATAACCTCGTGGCCCGGATCGTCGTAGTTGCTTCCAATCGCCTTTAACTCAGACGAAAAATTATCAAAATCCAAAACAGTCATGTTTGGGACATCTAGCCACTCAACCTGCCTGGCTTTTAGGATATAAGCGAGCTGGATGTTATCGGCGACACTGCTGTCGGTTATGTGTGCTGGTGTTACCCTCTGACCAAATCGATTGAACATCCTGCAAATACTTAAATAACGATCTAGTGGATTTCTGAAAAACCCGTATAGCTTGTAGGCTTTTAGGTTAGGAAATACATCGAACGCCTCGGTCGGAAACATGTGATGCATTCTCGGTTCTGTTGTATTTAAGTACGGAACATACTTAAAACCGAGTGCAACCAAGTAATTGCAAGTGCTTGTGCTTCCCGTTCGGGTTGGCAGTACAAACGCTGTTTTGGTGGGCTTGTGAAAAAGCATTACGGCTCCTCCCCGCCCTCGCCTGCGGACGGAACGTAAATCCACTCCTGAAGAGCCTCGTTCCATTCATACCGCTTGTTTCCAAAAGGTATTCGATCAGGGGGAAACGGCTTTGGTGGCATCCACGTTGGTGGATCCTGGGACGGATCAAAATACCAAGAGGGGTATGGTTTTGGCACACTTACCCAAGAAACAGTTGACTCGTCCCAGCGATACACGGAATCAGGGGGCCTAGGAATAGGAGGCTCCCAAAGAGCAGTTGTTGGACTTACCACCCATGACGGATATCTAATTGGCCGAGGCGGAACAAATGCATCTATGTCCTGGCGGTAACTAAACCCGGCACCGGCGAAGTTTTTCCTGAAAGATCCGTTGTAGCTTGTTTGTTTCCAAGCAGTGCTGTCCCCATACAAGGCTCTACAAAAAGCAACCCCGACGGGCTCCGACTCTGGAAACGGAAGCTCTTCGATTGCATCGTTACTAATAGCAACAACGTCAACGACAAGGTTGTTTTCGTCAATTCTTGCAAAATGAGCCATGATCAAGAGTTCCAAACAACAGAACCAGATCCGTTGAACACATAAATTTTATATCCACCGCTCGTCGTTATAGACGGGGACCCCGTAGTGGTTCCGGTTGTGTAAGTATCCGCATGTCGAATGATGACAACACCAGACCCCCCGTTTCCTGTGTTTGGAGGGCTATATTCACGGCCGCCACCACCACCACTGCCGGTGTTAGCTGTAGCGGAACGAGGACTATATGGGTAAGCATTACCCGCGCCACCGCCACCGCCAAAGCCGCCATACGCTGCTCCACCACCACCTGCTCTGGCAACAGAGGCTCCGGTTATTGAAGAAGATGCGGGTGCGCCTCCCGTCGCAACACCGCCAGCGCCTCCTGCGCCACCGCCTCCACCGGCATCTTGTTGCGGACAGCCGTATCCGGTGCCACCGTTGTTTCCTTGGCCGGCAGTTCCCAAGCCGGCCGCTGTCTGGCCGCACTTATACATGCCGTAACTAAATATATACCACTCGACAGAGTTACCACCGCCAGAGCCGCCGCTTCCGCCGTTTGATATTAAGTTGAAGTCATCTGTAGAACCGCCGCCTCCGCCGCCTGTCGAAACAATGCCGCCAAATGCCGAATTGCCCCCGTTACTGGCTGCGCCGTAAAAGGGTGCACCAGCGCCTCCGCCGCCAACAGTTATTGTGTATGTTGTTCCCTGCGATACCGCAGTTGAACTTGTCCGGTATCCGCCTGCGCCACCACCACCAGAGTTTCCAACGCCATATTCGCCGGGTCCGTAATAAGCGTATCTACCGTATCCTCCGCCACCGCCACCGGCAATAACTAGGTATTCAACGGTGGGAGGCCCGTTATAAGCGGACTTGCCAAGTAGATTGCTCATCGATATCTGCCCACTCGGAACACCGGCAAGCGTGCGCACGTTCGCTTGGTTAAGCGAGATCTGCGTAGTCGCTGCCAACCCAAGTTCAACGTTCACTTGGGACATCGATAGGTTATTAACCGGAAGTGTCATGGCTTACTTCGCGGCCTTGAGTGCTTCGACCTCCGCCTTCAACTCCTTGATGGCTTCGATCAAGAGCGGCACCAACTTCTCGTACCGGACGGTCATGTAGTCCTCACCAGACTTGCTCTTGTTCTCTGCATCCATATCAAACGGAGCAGGAGCAATAACTTCTGGCAGGATCGCTTTCACTTCCTGCGCCGAGACACCAACTTGGAGTTCCTTGTTGTTAAACCCGAACTCTTCGGCCTTCTCGTTTTCGGTGTAGTAGTAACCGTTTAACTGGCTGACTTTGTACAGCGCATCACCGATCTTGCCCTTGAAGTCTTTGAGGCGAGCGTCGGAGTAGTAGGCCGTGACGTTGTTAGTTGCGCGAATTTCGCCGGTCGTGCCTGACGCGGCAGTGCCAACACCAAGGCTATTGCACTTGAAATTGGAAAGTGCAGCGCCAGAACTCCAACCACCAACAGCGAATTGGTTATCAGTATCAAGACCGAAATACGCAGCGAACGCACCAGCGCGGTGGAACGACATAAATGCAGCATTAGCACCGCCCGGATTTACAGCCTCAAGGCCACCAAGACTGCCTGTTGCAGTCAACATTGTTCCTACGTTTTGACTTGCAGAGAACAACTTTCTCCCAGTGGATGTTTGATTTGAAGCCAAATACATCCCGTCAGTGACGGTTGCGGCGTTGCCAGAGATGCTTCCGTTGATCGTATTGCTAACGGTCAAGCCGGTCGTAGTGATTGTGCCGCTGACTTGGAGAGCGGTGCTGGGCGAAGTTGTGCCAATACCGACGTTACCGGCGGAGGTAATACGCATCCGTTCGGCGCTGTTAGTGCCAAATACAAGAGGGGTTGTTGAAACCGTTGAAAGAAGCGTTGCATAAGCAGCGCCGGTTCCAATAATTCCAGTGCCGGAACTTGATTCAATACCAAAATAAGTTTGGTTTGCAGCGCCGTTATAAAAAGTCTGATAAATCGGCTGTCCCGTTGAACTGCTTTCAACCCTTAATGCAGCAGCCGACGAGTAAACATGAAGTTTTACAGCAGGCGAAGCCGTCCCAATGCCGACGTTGCCGGAGGAGTCAATGCGCATCGTCTCCGTGGTTCCGCCACTGCCTCTGTAAAACGCCAGCGTTTCTGCTGCTGGCTGGCGAATGGCTGCGTATGTAGTTCCGTCTATCTGTAACTCAACACCACTGCCAGAGGTGTTAGCGCCACCGCCCCCTCTGTTAGCAATAAAATTTCCGGTGTTGCAGTAAACATTTCCGCCTACCACAAGTTTTTGGTTCGGCGAAGCCGTCCCAATGCCGACGTTGCCGGAGGAGTCAATACGCATCCGTTCGCCGTTGTTGGTATACAGCGCAAGAGGGTGGTTTGTAACCGTTCCTACAACACCAATGCCACCTGACTCATTTGCCCAAATTCCCTGCGTAACCGACGCAGTTTTCATCAATATATCGGCAAAATTTCCCGACGATGAAACCCCCAGTTTTGATGTAGGCGAAGCCGTCCCAATACCGACGTTGCCCGACGTATCTATCCTGACCCTCTCGCTGCCTCCGGTGTAGAAGGTCATCGGGAGGTAGGAGCCGGTGCCGGTTAGCACTGACGCAAGCCTAGCCTCACTCAAAGACGTTGATGACAGTATTGCAAAAACGGACGTATTTGCGGGGTCAGAACTCCCATACAGATTTAGTTGCCCCGTCTGCCCTGTTCCGTTTGGAAGAACGCCAATTGTGGTGTTACTGTTCGCCGTACTCGTTTGAAACGCCAAGCGATTGCTCAACGTCGCATTGCTCATGTCGCCCGTGATGCGCTGGGCGGTGCCGGAGAACGTGAGGTTGCCGGACGAGATGGTGCTTCCGGTAGTGGTAAGGCTGCTGATGGTGGTAGCCCCACCAGCAGCGATTTGAATGGCATTAACGCCGCCAGACTGAATGTTCAGGGCGGTAGTCGCATCTGCGGTCAGTTCGATGCCGTCTACGGCGGCGTTAATGGTTCCCATGACTTACTCTTCCTCGGGCTTCGGTACCTGCGCTTCAGCCTGCTCCTTGATCTTCATCACCAAGGGCCATGCTCCGGATGACGTCGGGAGCTGCCCAAGCACTTGCAGGATAGCGTTCACTTCTTCAATGGATAGGTCTAGTTTGATCATGTTGCGCTCCAGGGCAGCGGCAACGTAACGATCGGAGGATTAACGAGCGCATTCAACTCCTGCGTCACGTTCGCCTCAACCGCGTCTTTGTCCACGCCGTTCGCCCACACCCAACCAAGAACCTCGTCTTCCGTCAGATCTTGATAAGGCACGAAGCTGTCGCCGGGGCCGACAAAGCCAACGCTGCCGTAGTTGCTGGCGGTGAACTCACCACTGCTGTCGATGCAGCGCCAGGCGGCAGTCACCACAACGTCCGTGTACGAGCCCTCTTGGGGCTTGACACTCATGCTTTCAATTTTCCAAGTGATCATTAGTTGCTTCCTATGGTATTTCGTTAGGTTGTACAGGATCGTTCAGTATCTCGTTAGCGCGCGATTCTGTTAGTAACGACTTACTAACTAACTTCTCAACGCCACTCTTCGTACGCTGATCATCGAGGTTGATCGTAGAAACCATGTTAAAGGTTTCGACCCATGCGGCGACCTCAACGTCCGTTTTCGCTGCGGACAAAATTTCGACGTATTCATCGTCGGTCATCCGAAACCGAAAAGCCGCCTTGGTAATGATGTTCGGGAGCAACGGCGGAACATATTTTGTAAACGTAGCCCCGTCATACAGATCTAACGGTCCTACATTCATTCCGGTTACTTCGACCCAAGTTCCAGGCAGCACAGGCGTGTCGTCTTGTTCAACGATCAAATCAACGCTGCCGTTTTTAATTAGTGCGTACCTGTTCATCCTTCCAGATACTCCTCAATAATAATGATTCCGCCAGATCCTGCGCCGCTGCTGCCCCCTGCTCCACTAGCATTGCCACCGCCACCGCCGCCGCCAGAGCCATACCCACTTCCGGCAGTCCCATTTCCTGCGGGAGCGTTGCCACCGTTTCCGCCTCTTCCGTATGCGCTGTCACCACCGCCGCCGCCACCAGATTCTGACCCAGTGGACGAACCCGCTGACGATGTGCCGGTGCCGCCACTGCTGCCAGCAGCAGGAAATCCAATAGCAAATCCGGGATGGCCTACAGCCGACGCGATTCCTCCACCACAACCGCCACTGTCCCCAGAAGCTCCAATTCTTACGCCGTCTCCTGATGTAACGCCGCCACCCGTTCCGCCCTGAACGGTACCTCCCCCGGACCAACCGGGACCAGCCCCACCGTTTGCAACGATAGAGCCAAAAACAGACTTCGAACCGTTATTTCCAGCTATTTGAGTGCCAACAGCAGCACCACCTGCCCCAACACTGTACGAATACGATGCTTCAGTTAGCTTTACCCACATCTCTTTGGTTGCACCGGCACCGCCGCCAGCGCCGCCATTGAAGCTACCGTTTGCTCCACCAGCACCACTTGCGCCACCGCCCACTACCGTGACGCGAGCAAACGACTTCGTTGTACTAAGCGGCGTGAATGTCCCACTACCGCTGGTGTAAGTGGTTACTCGGGCAGGCCCACCTACAAATTGACTCAATGTACTCATGTGAACACCCAACCTCTTGTTGCGTCAGCATAGCGAAGCTGTACGCCTGCATATGCGCTATCAATAGTCATGTTTTCAGCAAGACTATTAATGTTTGACCCGTTACGAGCGATTACGTTGTCTACCCGCCCGTTTGCTACGGTTACCCATACCACGGCTCCGGCGGATGGAGAAGCAGGCAAGGTTACGGTAGTAGCCGAAGCGTTCGTCAAAACATAATGGTTATTGGCAACGGCGGCCTGCGTAGTGCCGCTGACAATGTTCATCGTCGGAAGGCCAGCCGGCAACTGCCAAGTCGGGGGCGCATTACCGTTAGACGTTAGTACCTGCCCGGAAGAGCCGTAATTAGTTGAGCCATTAAAGGCTAAAGCGCCGGTAGAGGTCAGACGCATTACCTCAAATAAAGCGCCTCCAGAGCCACTGGCGGTGGTACGGAATTGGATATCAGAGCCGTGGTTTGTAGTTGACCAGCCTTCGGCAGCTCGGAAGTTAAGTGTTCCGGCAGCAAAGTACGTAGAGCCGTCAAACCCCCAGCCGTCTATACCAGCAAAACTTGCCGTATTTACAGGAATGGTTGACGTCGCGATCGTGATAGAACTACTAGCAGACCTTAGAACCTGTAGGGTAGCGTTGGATGTTCCAATAGTTGTGGAAGTACCGACAAGCAGGTTTCCAGACGTATCTAGCCGAACCCTCTCGCTGCCCCCTGTGTAGAAGGTCATTGGAAGGTAGGAGCCAGTACCGCGAATGGTTGAGTTAATGATTGCTTCTGACGAAAGCGCGCCAACTAGCATCAACCCGGAGTTTGTAGGGTCACTGTTATTGTAGAAATTAGCATTTGATCCGGTGGCAGTGCCGTTTGGCAGTGCCGATATTGATGTGACTCCGTTTGTCACGGTTGTCTGAAACGACAAACGATCCACAAACGTGGTCGTGCTCATGTCGCCCGTGATCCGTTGTCCTGTGCCCGTGAAGGCCAGGTTGCCGGACGAAATGGTGCTGCCCGTGGTACTGAGGCTGCTGATCGTGGTCGCGCCGCCCGAAGAGATCTGAATAGCGTTTGACCCACCAACTTGCAGGTTTAATGCGCCACTAGAGTCGCCAGTGATAACTACACCGCTGCCAGTGGCGTTGATGGTACTAGCCATTTATAACTCCTAATTACCTACAGCAGCGCCTAATCAAAGATCACGTAAAACGAAACGTTGTACGTGATGGCGGCCGTGGGAACTACCGTCTGATGCCATCCGATGGTATCTCCTGCGGCAAACGTCAGTGGAGAACTGCTCCAGTTCTGCGTGACTCCTACATCGGCAGCGCCAACGTTGGTTGCTGTCAAGCGGTAGCTGGTGTTCGTAGCACCGTTCTTGTAGACATCAATGGTTACAGTGCCATCAATGCCGGTACCTGCTAACGTCGCCACTAACACCTTGCCAGCAAATGGCATTCGAAGACCTTTACCGGCCGCTGCACCGTTACCGAAAGACATTACCTGACCAGAAGCGCCCGTGCCGCTTCTCTCACAAGCAAACGACTGGACAACTCCGCCGAGCTTTCCAGCAGAACTGTTAGTTCCGTCCCATCCGCCCGTTGCGACCACAGAGCCAGCAACGCTTAACTTTGCACTGCCGTATTGACTGGCGGTGCCGATCATGGCGTTGCCGGAGGAGTCAATGCGCATTGCCTCTGCCCACGTTATGGCGTTTCCGGCCGTACCCGACGCGGCATAGCGCCAAATATGCGTGTTGCCGTTGATGTTGTAGTTACCTGCTGCGGCAGTTTGCAAGTAAATCCAACCACTACCGGTCCAGTATCCGTTATTAGTTAGTTGAGTTGTGCTTTGCAGATCGGATAAGGATGTCCTATTGAAGATCTGCAGTGCCCGAGTGTCGCTGCCCCACGCACTTGGCGTTCCGCCGATCGCGACGTTGCCGGAAGAGGCAATGGTTACGCGAGTATTCGCACCACCGTTTGTCGTAATAAATTGATGGCCGTTGAATCCGTAATACTCCATTGCGCCAGAGACGGAGTTTGCTTTTATTAGGCTGTTAGTGTCTCCAAACGAATTAAAGTTAACGCCGTTATCAAGGGAAACACCGACTGCGGTTGATCTAACGCTGCCACTAACATCTAATTTTACACCCGGCGAAGCCGTCCCAATGCCGACGTTGCCGGATGAGTCTATCCTTACCCGCTCACTGCCCCCGGTGTAGAAGGTCATCGGGAGGTTACTGCCGGTACCTTGCAGTCCAGAACGAATTGAAAAGTCACTCGTTCCAGAAAACATTACCTGACCGATTGAGCTGTTATTTGGATCGCTTGTTGAATAAACGACAAAACGCGATTCGTTGCTTGTGCCGTTAGGAATCGCTCCAACAACCGTTGCGCCATTTGTGGTGCTGGTTTGAAACGCAAGGCGATTGGCGGTAGTGGCGTTACTAAAGTCGCCCGTGATGCGCTGGCCAGTACCCGCAAAGTTCAGGTTGCCGCCAGAGGTCAGCGTCAAACGAATCGTACCGCCGGTCGCAAAATCAAGCGTACCGTCAGTGTTACCCGTCAGCGTGAGCGCTGTTGGTGTCGTAGAGCCTGCGTTAATCGTACTCATATCACTACCCAGCGCTGGCCAGCAGCGACCGTGATGGCCACTCCAGAGGAGACGGTGTGCGGACCGACGGTCAAGCCGTTGTAGTCAGCGGGAAACGTATAGTTGCTGGCAGAAATGTCTTTGTTGAGCACAATGCCGTTAGAGGCCAGTAACTCCTCGCCCGTGATCGAGCCAGCTACCGTGACGTCGCCCAGCAGATCCTCGTTGACCGACTTCTCAGACGGATAGGTGACGAAGACGTTCTTTACGCCGGCAGAGAAATCCACCAGCGAACCGGAGTTACTGGACGACAGCACCGTGGTTCGCGACAGGGTAGTACCTGACGACGTATACGTGCCCACGCCCACTTCCCACTGACCGCCCGTCTGAGCGGCAATGACGTAGTAGGTCTCGTTGCCGTTACCAATAGCAGCGAACGACTGAAAACCGGTGACAGCACCGGCCAGGGTTATTGTTCCCGTGCCAGTGCTAGTCGTGGTCTCCTGAACGCGATCCTTAAGGACAAGGGCCATGTCGACCCCCGTTAAGCGATACGGATAATTGCGTTCGTCGCGTCAGCCGTCGGGAAGATGATCGTGAACGTGCCGTTGGTCGAGGTTTTCGCACCACCGAAGTCCAGTACACACACCGCCGGATCGCCAGCCGCCGTGTCGTTGTAGATCAACGCACCGTAAGCAGTGATGGTCGCACTCGTGAACGACAAATCCGCGAAGTCCGTGAACGCCGTCGTGCCACTCGAGGTCGGCGTGACGTTCGTCAACGTACCGCCACCGGCCGTGTACGAACCTGAGTTCGCCACTTCGTTTGTTGCGGTGTAAGCGGTAGTCGCCGCCGTGAACGACGCACTGTTGTCGTACAGCGCGAGCTTGAAGGTGTTGCCCGTGCTTGCAGTAAAGTTGTGCACGGCCTGCATCAGCTCCACCTTGAAGCTGGTGCACATAAAGTTGCCTGAAAATGCCATCTCTATTCTCCTAACAAATGGACCAGCTCTGGGTGTCCCGCCTCACGGAGCTTATTGGCTACCGTGATTCGGTCCTGCTCGACGGCCTCCTTCAAATAGAAGGCGACCACCTGTCTCACGCTCTCTTTGAACGCTATCGCCTGCTCCCGAATGGCTGGGTGAGACTGATCGCCAACATAGACGATCTTGTCAGCCGCTCGCTGGGCAAGCTCTTCCGCCGACCACCCACGGAACTGGGTAGTTTGGACTTGTACTCCGCCGACTAGGACGGGCGATGAAACATTGATCATGGACCGGGCGACTCCGATTTAAGCGGCATACGAATCATACCATCGCGGTACTCGTCGCGGCGGCGGCGTCCCTGCTGCTCGATGCCCAGGCCCTGTATCGCTTCGCGATACGAATTGCGGAAGTACTGGAGCATGTTGTCCGGGCCCTTGGTGTAGCTGTAGGCCTGAATCAAACAGGAATAAAGCAGGGCTTCCGGAGCATTCGTGCTGATCCAGGTCGTCGGGGTCGCCGGCGACAACTGCGCCGGGCGGTAGATGTAGCCTAGCTCCACCACGTAGTTTAAGTTTGGAGTGGGCGCGATGTAGAACGTGTTTTGATCCCACACCGAGTAGTACTTGGGCACGCCAGTCGTGTTGCCGTTCGGCCAGTATTCCTTCATGAACGACGTATCACGGAAATCCAGGAAGATCTGGTTGTTGTTCGACGTGATCATCATGTACCGATGGGTCAGGATGTCACTCGGGGCAGACAGGAACTTGTTGCCCGATGTCATGTTGGCGGTGGCTTCGAGCTTGAATACGTCAAGGTCGATCTCGCGAAGAATCTGGTTCTCCGCCATCGTGATGAACGTATTGATCACCGCATTGGTGAACACGTTAGAGTTCACCTCGGTGTAGTTCCGAATGTTCGTGACTAATTCGTCGTACGTCATGATGTAGCCACCAGAACTGACCCCACTACGCCTTGAGCGATCAAAGCCTGGCCCTCGATGTAAGGCCGCATATCGTTCGTGTTACGAGCAGAGCCGTAACTCTGAAAAGCCGTAAAGCCGGGCGCGCCAACGTACACGGAAACAGGTTCAATGCGATCGGGCCTCGGATCGCGCAGAGCGATCGCGTCACCACGGTAACGCAACGGCTCAAGCTGCGGCTCTTTCGGCTCGTAGTCGTCCGGACAAACCATGTACCCCTGCCAGTTCTTGCGCAGGGTGTTGTAGGCATATCGCTGCCCACAATAGTCGCACAGACCGTAGGAGAATTTGCCGGTTGCGTAGGCCACTTAGACCCCCATGTCTGGGATGAACTGCACACTGGCAGTATCCCGATCTTCCATGGCGGCGCGGTTGAAGTCCTCTTCGTAAATCGCCTTGAGTGCCGCCGTACGATCCGGCGCAAACTTCAACGACAACTGGTAAGCCAGTCCCGACGCAAGACACGGCAGGAAGCGAAAATTAATGTCCGCATCATTGGTGTACGCGCCAGCGTCTTGAATCCGACGAATCCGATAGTAGACAAAGGTGTATGTCTGGTCGGCCGCCGGGTAGAAGAACACTTTAGGGATGTTGGTGCGTTGGACATAGAACTGTGCCGGACGAGCTTGTGTTGTCTTGTCAGGGACGTTCAACCAGTCTTCTCGGCTGATACGCTCGATGTACACATCGGTGTTAATGCCTTGGTTGTTTTGGCGAATAATCGCCTCCAAGACATTGACCGTATCAGCCGCCAGAGCGATCTCATTGGTGCCTTGAGTCAGGGTGTACGTGGCCTGCTCAATGGTCCAAAGATTCAAGCCACGATTGGCCCAATCCAGAAACAGCAAATTGAGCGAGCGACGTGCGGAGTTGAGCTGATAGCCGCTCGTCGGCCGCATGCCGCAACGCTCAAATGCTTCTTCAACCAAATCATCAATCGATAGGTTGAAGTCTGTTGTGCCGGAGGTAGGCATCGATTAGCCGCAAGATCCGCCGTAGCGCATCTTTTTGACCTTCTTCTTGGCCATGCCGCCCTTCTTGTAGCCGCGAGCCATGCCGCCGCCCATCATGCCCATGGCCATCTCTTTGTGCTGGTTGATAGCACCGCCCTTAGAGGCCATGACGACCTTACCGGTCTTCATGCTGGGCTCCGACACCATGTGGTTTTTGGGACCTTTTCCAACAGCGCCACCACCGCGAACGGCTGCGCCCATGCCACGTCCGGCCATGTTACTTACCCCGCATCGCGCGACCGCGCGCGTCCTTGCTGTTGCTCTTCATGGCACGGCCTTTCTTATCGGCCATACCACCCTTCTTCATCTTACCGACGCCATCAGCAGCGAAAGAAGGAACCTTCTTACCGCCCTTCATGACCATCTTGAGTTTGCCAGGCATTGTTAATCCCTCGTAGTACGAATTTCGTCAAGTTTAGCTTCAAGACGATTGAATCGTTGGTCAACATGCGCGACAAACTTCTCGATTCTATCGTCCACTTCTCTGCGAGTAATGTGATCTCTCGCAATCTCCTCACGGGTCCGGTTGAGCAAAATATTCAGCCGAGCCAGTTCATCAAACTTACCCTTTAGCATGAATCCCATCCCGGTCACTATCGCTGACAGGATGATGTTCCAGATCATGATTTCCATCGACTAACACTTCCATCGCCGACGGGCCTGCCGGATCCGGCTGTTTGGATCCTTGGCCGCTTCTGGGTACATCTTCATCTGGCCGGCGGAACGTGCACAAAACGACTTACGTCGCTTTGCCCGAGCAGGGCCCGGATTCGATTCCGTCACGGCCGTCTGAAGTTTGCTGCCGGGATTGGCTTTGCGATAGGCGGCAACGCCTTTTTTGGTCATGCCGGCACCTTGCTTCGTCGGGCGGAAGTTACCGCTCTTGACCGAAGTTTTGATGCCCATGCCCTTGCGTACAGCGCCGCCGCCACGCATAGCCACCCCCATGCAACCAGGCATTAGGCTGGCGCTCCACCCACGTACAGCACGGTGACGCTCAACACTTGCGCATCGGCAAGCGTTACGTACACGCCGTCGGTGGCGAGGATCCCGTCATCTGGAATGATGAGGTCATAGGCTCCGGCAGATGCCGGAGTCTTGATGTCAAGGATCGTCGTGCCACTGACCCCACCCGTCTTAAGGGTGAAGCCTGATGCCGTACCTGTGTTGGTGAAGTACACGCCTTGCACGCGTGTGCGGCCATTCACCGCGTCGCCGGTAGCGACAACGGTTTTTGCCTTAACGTCACTAGCGAAGCTCATGGCGAGCCTCCTATTAGGCTACTTTGAGAACGGTGACTCGGAAGGAGCCAGAGGCCGGGTCGATCGGAGAAGCCGTCACGTTAGCAACGCGAACCTTAACGGTGTTCGCAGCAGAGACGTAGCCCGTCACAACAAGGCCCGACTCGATTGCAGCCGGAGGGCCGACCATCACGACGTCGCCCACGGCCGCGCCAGTCACGGTGATGCCAGACGAGTCAGCGGTGGTGTTGGCCGAAAGAGAAGTAAAGTCGATCGTCGAAGTCGCCGTCAAAACAGCGGTAACGACGGTGGTACCGGAACCGGCGATGAAGCCATTGGTCGAGATTACCGGACCGGAAAAAGTTGTATTCGCCATCGAATTGTCCTCACATGCGAGTTCGGTGCGGCTGTCTGCATGTCGTCAGCCGGGGAGGCTGTCAGACGCACCGGAATATCCCCGGAAATTTGACTATACGTGAATAACGTGCATAGAGAAAGGGGGCCTTGCGGCCCCCTCTCGTCTGCTTTTTAGGCAGCGCCAGGCGATCCGAAGATGCCACGCGGGTCGCTGAAGCCGAAGCTGTAGCGCTCGCGAGCCTTGTACCGCACGTTGCCGGTATCGAAGTCGCCCTCGAAACCAGTCTTGATGGCAACACGCTGGAACATCTTCATGCCGTTCGGGGCGTCGGTCTTGATGAACCAAGCGTCCGGGTCGGTCAAGAAGTGGTTCACGGTGTAGCCCTGCGGCACCATGCCCATGTTCTTCACGGCGTTGATGTCGTTATCCGCAGTGCCAACGCGCAGCGTCGACTTGAGGATACGGTCAGCCGTAAACATGAGTTCCTTCGGGATGATGAGCTTCAAGCCCTGAACAGCGATCTTCAGGCCGCGCTCGTCGATGAACGCAGCGATGTCGATCAAAGCCTGCTCAAGCGAGGTCTCGCTCAGGTCAGCAGCCGTGGTGAGCTCGTTCTTCAGATCCGGACCCGAGAGGGTCGGGTGATCGAGCGCACACAGCGGCTTTCCGTCGCCGCCGATCGAGGTGTCGAACGCGCCGTTGAGCACGCTGGCAGCCTTGATCTGCTTCGTCTGAGCCATCGAACGAGCCAGCGCCTTGGTGTAACGCGCCGAGAGCTTGTCGTAGAGGTTGTCCTCAACGGCTTCCTCGGTGAGCGAAAACGCCAGAGCGACGGTCTCGTGGGTGTAGCGCGAGGTGTAGACTTCCTGCGCCTGGTCGTATGCAACGCCAGCGCCTTCCGTCTTCACCGGAGCTTCACCGAAGCCCGACTCCATGACCTCTTCTTCGAACGCACGATCCGAGGTCTCCACCGAGTAGATCTCGGCGTGCTCGTTTTCGTAGTTCTTGTACTCAAGGCCGAACAGAGCATTCAAGCCCGGCTCGAGTTCCTTGACTAATTGTGCACGTGAAATAGCCATTTTTTATGCCCCTATAAATCAGGTTACGGCCTTGACGCCGGTGCTGCCGTACAGGTGCTCGTTGATTTTCACAACGACCACGGCAAAGTTCCCCAGCTCGTTGCCCGGAACATTCCAGAGACCAACGATCTTGAGGTTGAGTGCCGCCGTATCAGCGATGGTGGACGAATCCAATTCCATCGTCGACACGCCCGTGGTGGTGCTGCCGCCCGTTCCAACGACGTCAGCGTTCTTGCCGATATCGGCCTGCTCGATGTCCTCGTCGGCCTGGACAATGAACAACTGACTCGGGTCGTCAAGCACGTCGGCAACGATCTTGCCGGAGGTGATGTTGACGCTGCCCGGATAGTAGTTCTTCCAAGTCGGCTTGCCCGTGGTCGGGTCGACATAGAAGCAGCCGTTGAACACCCCCAGCGCCGCAGCGTGCGTAGCCGGAGCGAACTTAACGACATAACCGTTCACGATCGTCACCAGGTCGCCCTGGAAAATCGCACCTGATTGATTGTCCGCAATCTCGTAACCGTACTGCTTCTGGGCTCCAGTCGCAGACAGATTGCCGAGAGGACGGAAACCAAAGGCTTTATCTACGTTTGCCATTTGATTAATCCTCTGAAAAAGTTATTCACTGGTTCCTTTGGAACCGCCGAATGAAACACGGGATCTGCGATTCGGTCGCTCAATGACCATGCTCGAATGAGCATTGCTTTTCATGAGCTCGTTATCAGCAGCCTGCATTTGGTCGCTCGCCTTGCCTCGGTAATGCGCATTGCGCTCTTCGACCGTTTCCTCGGGAATACGAGCAAGAAGAAGGCCTCCCACGCTGATCACGCCAGCATGTCGACCATCGTCCGACGTTGGAACCGGGAAGTCAGGGTACTCATCCGCACGAACCAGCTCGTACCCCTCACGGAGACGACCTGCGATGTTCGTACGATCTTCTACCCCACCTGCCGAAGCTCGGATCCAGCGGTGCTTGTAACCTACAGGGGCCGGAGGCGCATCCAAGCGAGAAGGCGGAGCCCATGGCTTACGTCGCGCAGACTTTCCACGAGCATCAGCTTCTCGGGAAGTGCGATTAAGGGTTTTAACGTCGCTCATAGTTCCTTACTCCTTCACGTACTTGGCGTATTCCTCAAGGGGAACGCCCAGCTTTTTAGCAATTGCCACTTGACTAGGGGTCAACTTGACAGTGCGGCGTGCAGCATTGTTTACCCCGGTTGAACGGGAGGCGGGTGCTACGGTCTGCACGGATCTCGTAGCCCTCTGCGTACCAGCATTGTTTTCCGCAAACTTATGCGGAAACGACTCTCTGATACGTTTGTCAAGTTCATCATAGTACTCGTCCGAGCTCGGGTCAAATCCCTCAACTTGGATCAACTGACGATGAATTCCCCAAGCGGCGTGGGTCATGACGTTATCTCGCCCGTACCACTTGTTTCTCTCAGCCCACTCCTCGACGCGAGGATCGACCTGACGCTGCTGTTGCTGGACAGGTTGTTGAGCCGGCTGCTGGGCAGCCGCTTGTTGCTGCGCGGCCCACGCTGCGCGCTCCTGATTGGCGCGATCGATCTGGTTCTGCTCGTACGTCAAAGACGCCAGGCGCTGCTGGGCTTCGGTCTCCGTATCCACGTCGCCCTCTTCACGGGCCTTGCGGATAATCTGCTTGAGCGCCACGACCTGCGTCTCAACGCGGCCCTTGGCCTCCGTCAAACGCTCTTCGTCACTCTTGAGATACTGCTGCTCAAGCTGCTGCGCACGAGATTGCACCTGCTTGGCATACTCCAAGGCTGCCTGCTCACGGCGCTGCGTCTCGCGCAGGCGCGCGGTCAGCTTGTCGATACGCTTCTTGACGTTATCGCTGTACTGATCGAGCTCTTTCTCCGGGGCGGCCGACTCGGCTTTGACCGGCTCGGACGTTTCTTCAACGACCTTCGCCTCGCCTGTCTCAGCCACTTCCACGGTGGCAGGAACTTCGTCCTCGCCAACGTTAAATTCTAGCTGTTCGTTCATACGATCTCTCCGTTACCACATGTGAAGGACGTCTTCGGGATCGGCAACCTTGCCGAGCACCTCGTCGTCGTTGATCAGGCGAATCTCGCCCCCGTCGATAGGAATACGCGCGCCGGCGTAACGGCCAAAGATGATCCAATCACCGACCGCGCACCACGGGCCGGTGGGGAACTTCGACTCGTCGTTGTAAGCGAGCGGACCTACCTTCAGGACGTAGCCGCACACCGTGCTGACCTGCTGCTTGCGCTGAGTTTCCTCGGCAAGCGCGATACCGCCCTTCGTCTTATCCGCACCACGGTACGGGAGAATGGCGATACGCCAACCGGTCGGCGTTGGAATGCGGTCCAACACGGACTCGTCCAACTTCTCCGGCTTCAGGCCTTCGCTGGTGTACGCATCCTCCAGAGTCGGAACTCTGGTGGCTTCTTCTTCCTGCCACTTCTTTTCTAAAGCGGTCAGCTCTTTGACTTTCGTGCTCATAAGTCTCCTGTCAGGTTAAAACCGGTCATCTGAGTGCTTCTTCAGCAAATCCCGCACGGAATCCTCAACCAGCTTTAACCCTTCGAGACGACCCATCATGAAGCGATAACGCTCCATGTCGGCAATGCTGCCGTTAAGGACGATGCTCTCAGAGCTCTCACGGAGCTTTCTGATTTCTTTCAGTACTGCTTCTGCAAATTCAAGCATGGTGGGGTTCCATGAAAAGCAAGGGGTTTTGCGCACCCCCTGAAGCGCTTCAACTTAATAAATCTTGACTGGGCGATTGCCGTCCTTCTTCTTTACGACTTTGGCAGGGCCCATCACGCCGCCCTTGCTCATGTTGCGCGACTTGCCGGCCTTCGAATACGCAATGGCTGCCGCCTGCTTGGTGGCCTGCTTCACGCTGCTAGGCTTGCTGGTGCCGATCTTGCCCTTCTTTTTGAAGGAGCTGACCATCTCACCAATGTTTGAGCTAATCGTCTTTTGGCTTGAGCCACGTTTGAGCGGCATATCAACCTCCTTGCCGTGCTGCCTGCAATTGCAGGCGTTCT